TCGTTTGTGTGTTCTTCTTTTTTACTTGGTATCAAACTAATCTCACGTAAGTCATATTGTTTAGCAAATGTTTCTTTAATAAAGTTTGCTTCTTCATATGTAATACCTACATCAAGTGCCACACGAGCATATGTTTTGTCTGCTAGATATTTTTCTGGGCTATCAATAAGTTTGCTTAATGGCAGTGTGCGATACTTTGGTGCCTCTGGCCAAGGTAGATAATCTATCTTACCAGCCCAGTCTAAGAACATACAACCTCTATCATCATCCCATGCATCACTAAAGTTATGTGGGAAGCAGTTGCCCGGATAAATTACATTACCACGTTCTTGTCGTTTGTGAAAGTGTCCACTAAAAACTTTTTCAGGGCCTCTTAGGTCTTCTGCTTTAAGTCCACCATGGTCTGGCATTTGAACTAATGCATTCATATAAAACTGTGGAAGTTCAAAATGTCCAAACATATATTTGCATTTTACTTCCTTTACTTTCTTCCATTCATCATCAACAAGCCAGGGGATAAAAGCAACATCATCTTCAATTAACATAGTATCATTTACAATGCGTATGTTAGGATATTCCTTACCCATTGGGATACTATGTATCTCACGCTTTTCTCGATAATATAAATCGTGGTTGCCCATAATCATAATAACCTCATCAAAGTTATCATTGAGTCTACGTAGATTACTTACTGTATAATTTAATGTGCTTACATTAATTGTTGCTCTGTGATGATGCCAATCTCCCAAAAAGAAACATTTTTTAATTCCTCTTTTGTGTGCTTCATCAATCATCCATATAATAAAATCTTCACAGTCTTGATTATGTAACCGTGAATTGTTTTTATTACCTAAATGAATGTCAGTGAATATTACTGCTTTATCAAATAGCATACTTGGTGTTACCTCTTTTTATTTTTTAGCTGCGGCGTTTTCGGCGTTCATTTGCCTAATCTTCTCAATCTCTTTTTTCTCTTTGCCTTCCCATTCAGCATTAAATGTTCTAGTGTGACTTGGATTAAGACCTGCTTCTTCTAGTAAGTCGTCTCTAATATTTTGACTACGCTTTTCTAAATTCAATACTCTAGTAAAGCTATTGTTAATAGCCGCAGTGTAATACGCAAAAGGGTTTTGCGATTTAAACTCATTAAACTGTAATCCAATTTGACTAAGTTGAACTAATGCCTGCCCACGCATCTCATCTACATATGTGTAACCACGCCAGTTGCCTCGCATACTATAACGTTCACATAGTTTAATATACATTCCGCCTAGTTGATTTGTTGTGCCACCGTGTGTAGTGTTAAAGTAACCATTATCTAATCCACCTTCCCAATGACTTCTAGCGACTTCTTTGAGGTTTCCTTCTTGATAAGCATAATGCTTAAACGGAGGGAAGTTACATTTACTATGTAAGTCTGCCTCTGTTTTGGGTTTGTTTTTTCTATTCTCTAATGGAATGTGATCAAATGTCATTACACGAATAACAATATCTGTGTCTAGTATTGTGTCTACTTCAACTAAGAAATCTGCTACTCTTGGTTTAGTTTTCTTGCCTGTTAGTCCTTGCTCCCAACGTTTAACTTCGGCTTCATGTGCTTTCTTTTGTAAACGTGTTGCACGTGATTGTTTTGCTTCTGCTACAGCATCCGGTGTAATATCTTCAAATGTTTCAACGATCAAATCATAATCTGCATACTGATCATCATTCACATAACAATAGGACATCTTAGATTTATGTATTTCTTTTAACAACTCTTTGTTTGTTAAGTAAAATTGTTTTGGTGCTCTTGCCATAATTTTATTCCTCTGTTCTTAACTATTATAACTGAATGCGTGTAAAAGTCAACCGGTTTTTGCAAGTCATAAATACTAATGGAGAATAGACATGATTATAAATGAAATTATACAAATTAGAGAAGACGTAGGTAGCATTGCAGTATTTTATGGTGGTCGTTTTCAACCTATGCACCAAGGACACCGAGATGTATATCAACATCTTGTAGGTAAGTTTGGTGCAGACAATGTATTTATCGCCACAACTTTTAGTCAAAAAGCTACAAAGGCCCATGCTGCAGGCAACTACAGTGATGATCCATTTACGTTTGATGAAAAGAAAAGTATCATGTCTACAATGTTTGGCATACCAGCAGATAAAATTGTAAACAGCAATCCATACAGAAGCGAACCGTCTACAGTAGGCAGAGATAATAATACAACAGGTATTGTATTAGTGTTTGGTGCCAAAGATGCAGGACGCTTAGGTGGATCAGCAAATGTTCAAAAGCTGCCAGACAACCTAAAAGACATAAAGCCTCAAAGCGAAATGATATATTATTATGAAGCACCACTAATGCAAGGTGGAATGAGTGCAAGTGAATTCCGTGCAGCAATGGCAAGTAATGCCACACCGGAAGCAAAACAAAAAGAATTTACAAAGTTCTTTGGAAAGTTTGATGAGAAAATATTTAGATTCATCGAAGAGAGGTTGACATAATGAGTAGTTTCAGATCAGGAATACAAAATAGTAGCAATGAAAATAAAAGCTCGGATGTAACTGGTGTAGTTTCATTATTAGTAAGGCCCAATAATCCATTTACCTTAACAGAAACACTATCGCCTTTGGCTGCAGACCACGGATTGGTATTCCCTTACACACCAACTGTTATGGTAGGTCATAGTGCTACTTATGGAACATATGATATTACACATACAATATATCAGCCGCAGTATTATATTTCAACACCAAATCCTAGCATAAGTATTACAGCAAACTTTACAGCAAATAGTATTGCAGAAGCAAAACACACAGCGGCAGCAATACAATTTTTAAAAACATGCACTAAGTCAGACTTTGGTGAAAGCAGACTTACAACAGCAGGCACACCACCTCCGATACTAAGCCTTAAAATCTATGGAGGATCAACGCTTAATGCTCAAAATACACCAGTAGTAGTCAGAAGTATGAACTATACAATGCCAGAAGATGTTAACTATGTTGAAACAGAATATGGGACAGTTCCTACAATGTTATTGATAGCATGTGAACTATCAGTTCAACTTTCGCCGAAAACAGTTAGAAAAGGATTTGACATAGGTAAGTTTGCACAAGGTAATTCACTTGGCGGAGGATTTATCTAATGGTAGAATATCGAAGAGATAGTTTATATAGACACACTGAGGTAGAGAATAAGCAGTATCTTAGCATATGGGAACCAACGGTTACTGAAATTTCATCACTTACTACTCAGCCATATACAATAGAAAACAAATATCATCAACGACCAGACACATTAGCAGACAAGCTATATGGTAACGCTAAACTTTGGTGGGTATTTGCAACAATAAATCAAGATATATTAAATGATCCTATTACTGATTTTGAAGCAGGATTAACTATTCAAGTTCCATTAAGGTTTACATAATGTTAAGAGATAATTGGCTTAATACAGTCTCATCTGGGTCTTATAAGTTTACATTTATGATTGTAGACAAAGATACCTGGAATGACGCATCTAAAGGATCATTCAATAAAGAACAAACACTTGCACAAGGCAAAGGAATTATTGTTGCTGAAGATGGAGTTGAAAGTGCGTATGCTGTTCAAAATGTAAACATAATGACAAGCCAAGGCGCAGTATCCAATGGTTATTCTAAATCTACATTAGTTCATTTTGATATAATGGAACCTCTTGGATTTGGACTTTTAGAAAGATCACTAACAGTATCAAGGATGCTCGGACAAGCTCAAAATTTTAAATCAATTAACTGGGTATTATTATTAGATTTTATAGGAATAGATCCAGTTAACGGAGCAAGTAGAAAAAGAGAAGGCACATTTGTTTATGCATTAGTATTAAAAGATGTTAGTGCAACAATAGGCGAAGCTGGAGCAAAATACTTTTGTGAATTTAATAACATGGACACAGAGGCTAAACTTGATACAGTTACTAAAACTGACATGACAGTTAAAAATGTAACTACGGTAAAAACATTCTCTGAAAATTTAGAAACAGCATTAAATAAAAATGCACAGGCTATACGACCAGACTCGACAGTAGGCGGGCCTGCAGGACGAATGGTGCAAACTGAAGTTGAATATAAAGTTGTGCTCAGCTCATCAATGACTACACAAGCACAAGATTATTTTAGATTACCAAGTTTTAATTTAAGTGAAGCACCTTGGGGCGGAACTGTTGATACTTCAACGTCTGGTGCTCAAAGTGAATCACTTGAAGCGTTAGGTATAAGAGATATAACAATCAATAACAATACACAATTATGTGCAAAAATACGTGAGCTTATTGCTGAAGTTCCAGCTTACGCTCAGCATAACGCACGAGCGTCAAAAAACGGAATTACATATGAGGTCGTTGTTACGCCAAAAATGGAACTACTAGATGGAGTTGATACGACTGTTAATTTACAGCGTAAAAGAATTACATTGCATATAGGTCTTGTAACACACGCTACACAAATTCCACAAGACAAAGTTAGTATTACACAGTTAAGAAACCAAAAAGCCGCACAGACAGAAAGATTCAATGACCTTATTCGTCCCAATCTTGTTAAAAAATATACATATCAATATACAGGTGAAAACACAGAAGTAATGGATATTGATTTAAACCTTAATCAATATTTTTATAACGCATTGTCACCGCAGGCAGGAGTTTATTACGCAGATAATCATAGTATGTTTGAAGCAAACATAGTAAATGTAGATACTATAAATGATCCAGAATCGTTAGACGCTAACCCGCACGATGGACAACGTGTTCCACTTCCTGCCAGATTTTTAAGCGACATGCCATTAGTAAAATACAACGTTGAACAAAGCCCAATATTCAGAGTGCAACCAGTTGGTCCACATGGACAACAAGTGAATGAATCAACAAGTGTAGATACGATTGCAAATTTATCATTACTTGACCACGCAGCAAGAACACGTGATGCAGCAGAATTAACACTAGAAGTAAGAGGCGACCCTATATTCTTAGGCAAAAGTGGGAATGATCTTTTTTCCGAAGAAGAAGGAGATAGTCCAAAGTCAGCATATATGGCATTTTTAAACTTTACACCTAATCCAGAAGATTTATTAGGCAAGCAAAGAAAAGGCCCAGTTGACATGATAAGTACAGGTATATATAGAATTAACGAAGTTAACAGTAAATTCCAACAAGGAAGTTTTACACAAACAATAAAAACATACAGAGATGGAAATAGTAATACGTATTTGTTACTTGATCAAATAGTAGAATTAAAGGTAGATTAAAATGGGTGTATCAGCAGGTTCAGGGTTTCAAACAGATGGCAATAAAGTAGCCAAACGTGCTCACGCATCAACTTCATACAACAGTAATATTCTTAACGGTTTATATGTTGGTGAAGTAATAAACAATAGTGATGCACAACACAATGGCAGAGTTACTGTTAAAATTCCAGAATTTGGAGCAGATTCAGAACGTATTGTGTTGCTGACTACTCCGTTCGGTGGCAACACAGAAATTAAGACTGAAATTAAAGAGCCGGATATAGAAGAAGGTTCAGCTATTACATATGGCATGTGGCCACAACCACCTGAAATAGGATCAAATATTTTAGTGGGATACACAGGATCAATGGCACAAGGATTTTTCTTAGGTTATCTTCCACCCAAGGATAGAAATGCAACCATGGGCGGCAACGCAAGTAATGAAGCGTATGATGGTGACGGTAATATTATATTATCTCAAACTACAGAAAAAAATAGTCTAGATGAGTCTGATTCAGTAACAAAAGCAGCCAAACAAAAACAACTCGCTCAATTACTTGAGTCTGGTCTTATATTAGACTATGTTAGAGGACACAGTCAAAGTAGTGCAAGAAGAGAATCACCTAGTAAGGTATTTGGAATCACAACAAAAAGTGGACATACAATTAGTATGGACGACCACGAGGAAAATGATAATATTAGAATTAGAACTAGTGGTGGTAATCAGATTTTGCTAGACGATACTAGTGGATTTATATTCATTAGTAATAACAAAGGTAATGCATGGATAGAAATGGATGCAGATGGTCGTGTTGATGTTTATAGCCAAGGTGGTGTCAGCGTAGCAACAGACGGAGATTATAATGTTCATGCAAAAGGATCCATTAACATGCAAGCAGATCAAGGAGTTAATATTAAAAGCACAGGATCAGAAGGCCTTAAATTAGAAAGCAGTTCTGGATCAATTGATGTGCATAGTAATCTTGATATTAACAATAACGCCGATGGGAATATTAATATAACTGCAGGCCCGAGTTATATTTTAAAAGCAGACCTTGTAGAGATTAACGGACCACAACCTGGTGAAACAAGTAAGGCAGCAGTTCAGGCACAGACAGTAAACACAAATGTAACGGAAAGTATTAGTAGCAGAGTTCCTGAGCATCACCCATGGAAAGGTGTATCTATACGAGAAAAAATGGAAACGGGTAAAGGAAATTCAGGCTAATGGCAACATATACTTTACCTAATATAATAACAAAGGAAGATTTACTACCTTTTGATCTATTTCCAGTTGCTGATAATACATTAGCTAAAACAATAGTTCCTATTAGAAATCTAGAAACTAGTCCAGCAATGATTAACTTAATGTTAAGAAATATTGGCTGGAGTGGATTTGCATACAAAGATGTTGACAACATTGTAAAAATAGGATATAATCTAACAGATGGTGTCAGCAGTGTAGGATTAACTGAAGCAGATGCATTTGAAAAATGGATTAAACATTTCAAAGACGCTGAGAGAAGATTCAAAGAAATATTTGTGTTAGATTCAATTAGTCAAAGTCAGTATGATGGTATGGTAAGCATGTATTACTTTACAGGTGACTGGACTAGAGTTGGATCAGAACAAAGAACATTTCAATTATACGATTACGTAAAAAATAGAGAATGGGAATATGTAGCAACTGCTATGACCAGCAGTGGAGTTAATAGAATTCAACGACAGTTGGAAGCAAAAGTTATTATGCTTGCAGACTATGGAATAGTCAAAGATAGATCATTAATTAAAAGACAAGGTATACAAGACATAGCAAATAAATATCCAGCAAGAATGCTAGATGATAAAAGCAGATCTCAAGCGGAATATGTATACTATGCTGAAACAAAAAGGTTTTTGCCAAATATAGCAGAATCTAGACAACGGATACTATCCTCTAAATTAAATAGGTAATTATATAATCATTATATTAGCCGATAATGAATTAGATAAATACTAGTATGAACAGTATAGTAGGCTACACAACAATAAATCAGCAAAATGGAAGTCTAAGACTAGATGGTCTTGAACTTGCTAAACGCGACTTAGTAAATCATTTCCATATTCGCAAAGGCGAGAAATGGACAGACCCAGATTTTGGTAGCAACCTACTTGAATATGTGTTCCAACCACTAGATGAGTTTACAACAGATGCAATAAACGAAGAAGTATATAATATTGTATCATATGATCCACGTTTTGAATTAGATAAGCAAAGTATTGTTATTGATCAAGACGCTCATTCAGTTACAGTAACAGTCAAATTATTATATCTACCCACAACAACTGCAACAGAATTGCAGATTCAATTTGACAGTGATTTCACAGAACAGGCAGAGTTTTAATTATGGCACAAAATATTAGACAATCAAAACTTTTTGCAGCTGAAGACTATGTAGCAGTATATGAATCATATATCAATGCTAATTTACAAGCATATGATTATGATACTATTCGCACAGCGATGGTCGAGTATGTAAGAAGCACATATCCAGAAAACTATAATGACTGGATTGAAAGTTCAGAGTTTGTTGCACTACTTGACGTAGTAGCACAAATGGGACACAACTTAGCATTTAGAGTTGACCTAAACTCACGTAATAACTTTTTAAGCACAGCAGAAAGACAAGATAGTGTTTATAAACTAGCAGAATTTATTGGCTACACACCAAGACGTAATGTGCCAGCATTTGGTGAGATGAAAGTAATTAGTGTAAAAACAAACGAGTCTGTAATTGGCAGTGCAGGAACCAGTTTAGGCGGGCAAGATATTAAATTTGAATCAACAAGTAATGTAAACAACTTGGATGATTTCATTGCGGTAATGAATAGTGTATTACAATTTGGTAATCAATATGGTAGTCCTAAAAAACAAACATCAGTAAATAATATCGCACAACAGTTTTATGAATTAAACAACGACGCAAATCAAATCAAGTTTGACGTAACAGGTATTGCAAATGGTAGATCATCCACATTTAATATTGTGAGTGTAGATTATGCAGACGGCATTGTATACGAAAAATCTCCTAATCCTAGTAATGCATTTGGATTATATTATAAAAATAGTGGGTTAGGTTTATCAAACAAAGATACAGGTTTCTTCTTTGGAGTAAAAGAAGGAACACTAGCATTCCAAGATATTCAAATTACAGAAGCAATTGATAATCAGACTATTGATATTAATGTAGATCACATTAATAATAGTGACGTATGGGTGCAAACAATTACATCAGCAGGTAATGTTGTTAAAGATTGGACCAATGTAAAAAATGTGGATGCGTATGCAAATACATCATACAATGGAGTAGTGGCTACAACTAGAGATATATACTCAGTTAAGACACGCAAAGACAACCAAATATCAATTAACTTTGCAGACCAAACATTTGGTAATGCACCAAAGGGAATTATACGTGTTTGGTATCGTGTAAGTAAAAACGAGTCTTATGTAGTTAGACCAGACGATTTATCAAACAAAAAAATTACAGTTCAATATAAAGGCATTGATGGTAATTCTTATACTGCAACATTTACGTTGCAATTAAAAACAAGCATTACAAACGGAAGCAGTGCTGAGTCATTAGATAGTATTAAACAAAATGCTCCAATGGCATATGCAAGCCAGAACAGATTAGTCACAGCAGACGATTATAATACAATAATTGGATATCAAACATCAAGTGTTGTAAAAGTTAAAAGCCTTAACAGAACATTTAGTGGACATAGTAGATATGTTGACTTTACAGATCCAACCGGAGAATACAGTAACTTATTGTTACACGGAACCGATGGTCGTTTGTATGAAACAGATACAGTTAAAAGTAAAACCACAAGTGTAGGACAAAATAAAGATTACATCTTTGAAAAATACGTAAAGCCACAACTATCAGACTTTGATTTAATTAACCTTTACTATACAAAATACACAACCGCATTTGATAATTTAAAAAATACATTTAATGCAGAAACATTTTATTGGGATGCACCAGGAACTAATTTATATACAGCGAACACAGGCAAATTACAAAATGCAAATTCAGTAGTTCAACGAGTAGGCAAAACTGCAACAAGCACAAACTATTTGAATCAGTTCAGAGTAGGAGCAATGGTTAAGTTTACACACCCAAGTAATGGAAGTCATAAATGGGCAAAAGTATTAAATGTATTTGCTTACGGACTTGGTATAGACAAGACTGGAGTTCAGCTTGGTGAAGCAAGTGGATTAAGATCAAACGGACTTGGTGCAATTACATTAGATGCAAATATTCCAACTGGTTGGACTGTTGATACTATTATCCCATCGTTCCCACGTTTATTTAAAACAAAAGAATCAAATATTATTACAACATATTTAGAAGCAAAAAGAACATTTGCTCTTTCGTTTGATTATCAAAATCAAAGTTGGGAACTAGACAGCAACCCTGGATCTTATAATGTAACACCTGGTTCATATGATAAAGATACATGGCTTATTTACTTTAACTTCACTGGAGGAAAGTATAACATATATACAAGAACAACACAATACGTTTTAGAAAGCAACGATGTTGCATTTACAAATGTTAGCATGAACAGTGGATTAGATTCATTAACAAAGAAAAAAGCAAGAGATACAGTTGAATTTACTAGTGTAGTAGATGGAGTATTAACGACTAGCGGTAAGATGCATGTAAGTGGTATAGAACAAGACTCTAATGGAGTTATTGATGCTTCCCACATCTTCTTATCATTGGTTGATGATAATTTTGACAACAGACCAGATAATCCATTAGTGTTTACTGACATTGTTGGAGATTCAACAGCTATCGTTGATGGCATAGAGCGAGCTGATAAAAGTAATTTAAGATTTGAATGGCGCCATGTTGCAGCAGATAGAGAAATTGTTGATCCAAGCTACACAAACATTATCGATGTATATGTGTTAGATAAAACATATGATACAGATTATAGAAATTGGTTAATGACAAATGTAGGCGAAGAACCAATTGCGCCATCCAGTGATTCGTTAGCCACTAACTTTACAGGCATAGAAAAACAAAAAATAATTAGTGATACTATTTTATATAAGCCAGTAAAATATAAAACATTATTTGGACCAACTGCTCATTCATCTCTACGTGCAACATTTAACGTAGTTAAAGTAAAAGGCAGCAATATAGTTGACAGTGAAATTAGAGCAAACGTAGTAAAAGCAATTAATGAATTCTTCGATGTAGGCAATTGGGAATTTGGTGAAACATTTTACTTTACAGAATTGGCAGCATATGTTCATAAAGAACTATCTATGTTAATTAGTAGTTTTACTATTATACCACATGGTGCATCAAGTGTGTTTGGAGAGTTATTTGAAATTACACCAAACATAGATGAGATGTTTATACCAGATGTAAGTATAGACGATATTAATATCGTTAGTAACGTTAACGCTGTTGCAAAATGAAATAGGATAAGATTTAATGTCTAAGAAAAAATCAGGAAGTTATAAAACTCCAAATATAAAATCGGCAAATTTATTACCTCAGGTCTTTAATACTGATGTAAATAAAAAATGGCTTGACAGCACATTAGACCAAATGATTTCAAAGGGTCGCCTAAAGAATGTAGAAGGCTACATTGGTGATAAATCTGGAAACAATAGATCTCAAGGCGATGTTTATTTAGAAAATGGAAAATTAGATCCTGCAATTGTAATTACAAATACTGATAACAAATTAGTAGACGCAATTACAATGGACGACATTGCAAATGCAATTAACATAAACTTTAGCGAATACAATTATAATACAGCATACGCAACAAAATCATATAGTTACAGACCTCCTATTAACATACACAAGTTTGTAGACTATCAAAATTATGCGTGGGTTGATCAAATGCCTACATACGAAAGTATTAGAACACTTGATGCTGCAACTGTAGGGACAGTAACATCGGGCTCATCATATCCTGCAAACCCATCACATGGTGATTACTTTGCACTTAATGATGGAGTAAGCACAAAAACTTATCAATGGGATGACAATGTTAAAGTTTGGCAACCAAGCGGAACAACAGATGCAATTTATACTAGGAACAATAATAATGCAGGATTTACAAGTGTAGTTAATCCAGTAGAAATGTTAACTGATCAATTATCTTATACAATTATAGATAACAACAATACATTTGATCTAGCAGACCAAATGCTTATTAAATTTGTTGGCGATGGATGGCATTCAGATTCACGCACAAAAACATATCTTGTTACAGGAACAGGCAAAGAGCTTAAACTGATCAACATATATAGCTGGCCAATGCGACAGACATTATATCCGGAGACAACAAAAACTACAGTAACAGTAGGTGGAATATGGGATAAAAGTAAAATAACTGATGTTGATCCTAACAAATCAAGTTCATTATATAGTCCTGCTACAACACCTAGTGAGATGAAGGGAAGTTATAATGTAGACGCTAATCGCTTACCAATATTTGATGGATTTGTATTTACAAACGAAGAGTCAAACAAAACACAATTTATAGAAGGAGAGCTAATATCATTCTCAGATAGCTGGAGCATTATCGATCCCAATGGGATAAGTCAGCCAATTCTACCCGATGCTGACTATCATAAGATATGGTATACAACAGTAGACAATGTAACAGGTGATATTGATTTTATATTAATTGTTGATGCAAAGCAAATAGGAACAAATCCTGGCAAGTGGGAACAGTTTATTGTGCCGGGCACAGACGAAACAGTATGGGCAAAATATAAAGATAGACTAGAAGGATTTGATACACAAAATTACGATAAGTCTACAGTAATCTTTACTGAAAAAGATTATCAAGTAATAGAAACAGATAGCCCATTTAGAACCGCATGGAGCAGAAATAACAAATGGACAGATATTGATACTCTTAAAAAGGTCAACGAACTTATATACGGTGGTATTAATATTGAAGCATTAACTGATACAAAGTTTATTGCAAAGAGACCTATTATTGAGTTTGACGGCAAATTAAATATGTGGCAGTGGGCAAATTACTCACCAGACTTAGGCGATAGTCATTGGACTGGTGTAATTGACTTTATGGTTAAACCTATTGGTGATTATGCGCCAACAGAATCAGCTGGACCAGTCTACTCGTTAGATTTAAGTAAGGTTGAAATAAAAGGTAACCAGAGAATTGCATTCACAGAAGGTGACTTATCAAATAAAATTTGGGAAGTAGGTTCTAATGGAGTATTAACAGAAGGTATTTCTTTAACAGAAAATAATTGTGCATATGTAAGGGAAGCATTACCGGATACTGAAGATAAGATTTGGTCAAATAGTGATGTGTTCTTTGATGGAACAAAATGGAGCACTGGGCAACAACGCACAACTATTAACCAAATGCCACTGTTTAAACTTTATACAACTGGTGGATTAGCAGTAGAACAACTAGAAGGCGGCAAGTTTCAAGGTAGTAGACTTTTTAACTACAAAATAGGAACAGGCACAACCGATCCTGAATTAAGCATACCATTATCATATAAAGACATTAATGGCATTGGTGAGTATCAGTTTGAAAATTATTTGTTTACTGAAACACAATTTCAAAGTATTACATCTCAATTTAATAAAGACACAAATTACCATAGACAGATAATAGGACAAAACTTATTTAAAGTTAATGATAAATTAACTAATCTATACAAGCAAAGTGAAGAAATTAGTGGAGCAGAAACATTAGAAACATATGATGTAGATAGTGTAAGTTCAGACTTTACAATTAATACTGGACACAGTTCATGGAGAGCAGATAGACGTATTGCATTACATCAGCAAAATAAAGAATGTGTAGTAACAGAAATACAAAACGGTGTTTACTTAGACAAAACAAATGTAGACCACACAAACATATATGTAGGTAAAAATATACCTGTTGTATTTAACAACTTATTGGAAACTGGTGATGTTAGATTTAAAACTGTAGCTGGTGTTGACATTGAAACAACTCCACAAGCAGGTGTAACTGTAACAAGAAGTGGAAATGATATTACCTTATCACTTACTACATACAGTAGCAAAATTATTATTGACCCAGCAGATGCAACATTAACAAATGACTATACAATTATACCACTTGACAACTATGATAGTATTCAGCATACAGTAGAAGTTAATGGTAAGCAGTTAAGTCCTAATAATTATACAATCAATGCAGATACAATTGTTATACCAAAAGAAAAACTAAATGTAGATGATGTTGTTGATTTAAAATATGCAAGTAATAATAATAAAAACAGAACCACAAACCTGTCATTACCTAAAACTTTAAAACATAATCCAAATAACGAAATATTAAAAACTTTTACAATGGGCGAAACATTAACCCATTGGCAAGACATAATAACTTCTACTCCAGGATTTGAAGGTGATGTATTTGGTGTCAACAATTATGATGCAATTAATAAGCAACATTACTTTGGTGGCCAGATTTTCATTCATACTGATTTAAGTATTGTGCATGATGCCTTGTATGCCAACGATTCAATTAACATTACAAACGCATTAGCAACTACCGGAGAAGATTGGGATAACTTTAAAAATAGATTTAGAAGTCAAGTAGTTAGGTTATACGAAGCTAACACTTATAAAAGTATTAACGACTTAGTTGATGATACAATTAAAGCAATTACAGTTACTAGACAGGGCGGAGAATTATTTAAAACATCTAACATGGTTTATACAAATAGTTCTCGATTAGAAAAATTTGTTTGGACAGATATCAATAACAATCCTAGAATATTTTTAAAAGATAATATTCACAGCGATGACAACATACAAGATCATGTTTATGTTTACTTGACAGACTGGAATGGAATCAAACTAGAAACTCGATTATTAATTAAGGATGTTGACTATAGGCAAGCAGGAAATTTAATTGAATTTACATTTCAGCCAATTGCAACACCAACTGAAGTTAAACCAACAATTATAGTGCATCATCACGCAATGGATAATGCCTCATATGTTCCACCAAGTTTAACAAAACTTAAACTTACCTCTGGTATGATTCCAACATGGGACACTTCAACGAATACATTAATCGGACACGATGGAACACAGTGGAACTTAAGATCCACTGCAAAGTTAATTGATATGAACTCTGAATCATTTGATGTTATAAATGCATGTCAGTTTGAATTAGAAAAAAGAATTTATTCAGGATTAGTTATTAGTGATCGTATTAATACAGATGACGCATGTGTTGAAAGTTTACAGTATGGATTTACTTCTAAGTTTATACCAAACGCAACAAGAGAAACATGGTATACATTAGAAACAATTAATGATGCAATGTATAAATCATTCACGCAGTGGAAAGAAAAAAATAAACGTAGCGATATAAAAATTAATTATGATTCACTTGATGTAGATACTTGGAACTTTAGTTCGGTTGCACCGGGTGGTCGATTTGGAACTAATAAACTTCCTGGTCAGTGGAAAGGTGCATACGAAGTTTTATTTGGAACAAGCACCCCACACTCAACACCGTGGCAAATGTTAGGATATGCATTTAAACCATCATGGTGGTTTGCAAAATATAGCTGGACTGATGTAACAAAACGTGCTGCACTTATAAGTGCATTAAAACGTGGACAAGTATCAACTGACAGACAAGACATAGAATGGGCAAACCATATGTGGGATTGGGATAATCATTGCCCAGTTAATACATATGGCGCATTAGTGTCAATCGAAACAGTATTAGATCCTAACAACAATATTACAAATGAAGAAAAGCAAAAACGTTTTACGTTTGGAGATTATGCAGGATTAGAAGCTGAATGGAGAAATAGTGCAAGCGGTAAAGCTGCATTAATTGATGCAATTGTAAAATTAAATCCAACAAAAGCATCCAGTATATTCTATTCGCCTAGTTTACGAGTTACTAAAAAGCAACTAGATTATTTAAACAAAGACAATTTAAATACTTACACAACATCTTCTATTGCAACACCAGGTAAAGTATATGGCAGAGTAGTTTCTGATGTTGAAATTAAAACAATTGATAGATTTTATACAAATACATTTGTAAGATTAGTTGGAGCTGATAGTGTTGATGCTGAAGTTACATTAGCATTTGACAACAGACAATCAAGTTACCCAGAAATATTTGGCACCGCAGGAGATGACGGTAAGCGTTATGTAGTTGGAGCAAGTTTATCACAGCGTGGTAGAAATCTAACAACACTGCCAGCAGTATATACTAATTTTAATCCAGCACAGATAGGAACTTCTACATTTACATTTAAAACAAAAGAAGTAGAACACGTAGCAAGCGGCATAGTTCAAGCACTATACAATTATACATTACGCAATAATATTGATTATAATCTAGATAACTTACATACTAGAATTGACACACATTTATCAACTCAGTTACGTGGATTTAGTAGCAAACACTTGCTAGATTTTAAAACACAAACATATAACGATGCAAATCATACATTGAGTGAAAATGACTTTGCACTAGAAATGTATAAAAGCACACCAATTAACATTGCAATTGCAAGTTCGATAACTGTTGAATGGTTAGAACCAGGTTGGAAAATTAGTGGCAACGGATATGGTAAACAAGAATTTAATTTCTTTGCACCAGACAATACAAACTCATCTTCGTTTAAAAATGTAGATATAGTAGGCACACAAGTTAGAAAATATAAAAAGTTTGCACCAACACATAGTATATTAGAATACAATGCAACACTTGACAAAATACAAGATGTATATTCATTTATACGAGGATACTATGCTTATTTAGAATCAATTGGATTTGAATTCCCATACAGCGGAGATAGTATAGCGGCTAGTTTTGCCAAATGGGCATTGACTAATCCTAAAGAAAGCAAAACATTTGATTTAGGAAATAATTTTAAGTTTGCACCAACACACGGTAACGTTATGGAATTAAACACAGGTGTGTTTAAAGAAAATACAATAACTGATGCAACAAGCAATACAATTAATTCAGATAACTTACTAGTAGCTAGAGTAGATAATACATTAACATTAGAAACAAAAGATAATACAATGATTGGTTCGGCTGGATTTGTTGTAGTTGAATACGAACATATTGCATTATTAAATAACAAAACAAACTTTGGTGTTGTTGTGTATGATAACGTAAAGAACATTATACAAGAGAAAATAAGATTTAGAGGACTAATAACAGATAAGTGGGACGGTAATAAACGAGCTCCAGGCTACTTAGTATTTGATGATAAGATTGTTGAAAACTTTGATAGTAGCGTTCAGGCTGTAGATGATTATTATAAAACAGATGGAATAGATTTCAATCCTTCAGTTAGAAAATTAGAAGATATTACAATTGGTAATTCAAATAACGAGCTTACAATCAGTGGCAATGAATTTGATTCAATAACTAAACGTAATTATTACCAAGGGTTAATTAAGCAACGAGGAACTTCCACAGGACTAGATAAAATTGAACGCAAGTTTATTGATGATAAGCTGGACATTAAAGTTCACGAACAGTATATGTTGTCTAGAAGTTACTTTGGTAATACCGATAAATTAAAAGCAGTAGAATTTACATTAGAAAATAATAGTTTTGAAACATCTCCACAAGCTATTAAGTTCTCTTCGGGAACAGTATATGATGATGTTTTAGTTTATGCACCAGGTGATAAAAGGTTTGTTAATCCATTTGAAGTTGCAGCTAACTTTACTACTCAGCCTATTAAAGAAGTTGACATAAGTAATTTAACTGCTGGTTCATTATTAGACGCAGAAGCAAAATATAAAATAAACCTACTAAATGAAATTACAAATGTTTATGAACCAACATCAGATTATGCAATAATTGAAACTTGGGCAGATAACAAAAGCTATAAATTAAATAACTTAGTAAGATACAGAGGTGCATTATATCAGTGTAACGTTGATAGCACGACTGTAACTACGTCAACAGATGTCATTGAGCTAGTTGGTAGTAAATCACTTGCTCAATTTGATTACGACACATCAGTTATTATTGACGGAAGTGAAACAATATTAAGAACTACATCAACAACTACCGATACAATTTCTGTCCTTGGCACCGAAACTAGCCCAGTTGTATTAGCACCAACACCAAGCACAACATTGACAATAGACGGTGTTTCAGTATCGTTAACTAATGTGCAAGAAGTTGATGTTGTTACTGGACCAGCATTATTAACTGGCAATGCAATTAACCCAGCATTTGATAGTAGTAATGGATATGTCACTGGTAAAACAATTACAATAAATGGTTACGTAGTTGACTTTGATACAACTCCAGCAGATGTAATAGAAAACTTCACAGGTGTAGCGGCACAGCAAACATACACAATTAGTCAAGCACTAACTAGTTCAACATACAGTGTTGGCAGTGTTACAGTTGATGGAACAGCAAACACAGACTTTACAGTAAGTGGACAAGACATTACATTTAATACTCCAACATTTGCAGGTGGCGAAGCTATTGTAGTAACACTAACTCATGTTGTGCTTGGAATGACTACAGCAGAAATTGTAACTAAGATAAACGATACATTGACAGCAAGTAGTGTTAGCACAACAGCAGGTGTGGATGAGGCAATACTAGCAGACCTTACCGGCGATAATAGATTACGTATCAGATATTGGGCAACGGTTCAAACAAGTTTCTTAACTCTTTCAGCATCAACAACAAACTCAGTTTTAGGATTTCAAGATACAGGCGAGCAAGACTTGCCTACAGCAGAAAAACAACAAATAGAACAAGATATGGATTTAGATGCAGTTGTAATCGCAATTAACAATACACCTGGACTTACATATATTTCTGCATCAAATGAGTCTAACCAGTTGAGATTAGTAAGTGCCGGCAGCAGAACAGAATTAACAATTGGTGGAAGTCAACGAACCGTATTAGGATTTAGTATTGACCCATATCAAGCTGGAACTAGCACAGTTCAAGCAAAAACCCCATTAAATCAAGCTGTAAACGATATACAGGCCAAATTGATTGCTGATGGTATTACAGGAGTCACAGTATCAGATACAGGTAATTTTTTAAATATTACATCAACTAATTCAACACTTACATTACCAGCAAGTTCTACAGATCCTTTCTTAGTCCAAGCAGGCTTAACAACATCAACTGGAGTAATAAATCAACTATCAGATGATACACTAGAAAATACATTTGTATCAAATGAATGGACAAACATAAGCCACACAGATCCAGCATTGTTTAATATTTGGGTTGCTAACGATTCAGATTACGAAGTTAAAGGAATAAACGGTATTACAACAAAGCATTTTGGTTGGAATGTGTTACAAGTTCAAAACAAAGGATTATATACAGCAGATTTACAAAACAACGCAGAGGATGAATTTACAAAAAATGAGCCGTGTGGAATATGTGCAGGCGCAATGACTGCCGATGGAAACGATGCACAAATAACAGTTCACATTAATCACGGATTAAAACTAGGCGATTATGTAATGGTGTTAAACACAACAACTATTCCTAATATTGATGGTATACACAAAGTTACAAAAATTAAAGACTCCACAACATTTTATATTGATGAATACATTGATAAGTGTGGATCATCTAGCTCTATAATGACATTGCGTCCAACAAGATTTGCATCAATAGAAGATAGAAATGCTGCATTACAAAGTGATAGTTGGAATGTTCCTCCTACAACTAATATATTTTCAGACTATGACAAAAAAGATAATGAAGGAAGAACAAGATCAATAAATGTATTTGAAACCACTTACTCAACAGATGGTGCAGGTTATATTGCAGGCACGTTATCACAGTCAACAGCATCTGAAGTAGAAGCTTCTCAAATACCGGCTAGAAGTCAATCAACTAGAATTACAAATACAGACCTAGACAATATTACAGTCTATGATTACGAAACTAATACACCTATGCTTGATCTAGAATTATTTGATCCAATGCGTGGAATTATTCCAGGTGTTGCTGATGCAGAAATTGATATTAAGAGTGTGCATGATGTTGCAATATATAATACATCAACTGAAGAAGAATATGAAGCCGACGATGATAGTGCATGGGCAGATGCCGAAGTAGGTAAACGTTGGTGGGATACTAGTAAAGTAAGATACTACGATTATGATCAGGGAGATATAAAAGATAAAACATCTAATTGGGCTAAACAATTTGTAGGTAGCGAAATTGCAATCTGGGAATGGACCAAGAGTTCAGTTGCACCAGACGATTATACAAAGGCGGTTGCAAGTAATAAAGTGATGTTTGGTGTGCCAGCAAGTGGCACAGCTTATGCTGAATTTGACGTAGTAAAGAATCAAAATGAATATTACTATACATTACGTAGTGAATGGAATGCAACCAATAGCAAATACGAAAGTGTTTATTATTTCTGGGTGCGTAACAAAGAAACAATTGGCTCTGCAGATAAAAACATTGTTATAAGCGAAGTAGAAAATATTATTACTGATCCAAGTGCAAACGGAATATATTGGTTCTCTGTAGTAGACAGCGATGCTATTATTATATCAGACATTTGGGATTTTGTAAATAAAAAAGTTGTGCTACAATTAAATAAGAAAGTTGATAACAGTCATGCTCAATGGATACTTGTGGGCAGAGACACAGATATTATACCCACGCATTGGTATACAGGATTAAAGAGTAACCTAGCATCTATAGACGAAGATGACTTACGTATTCCAGATTTCAACAAGCATGAGTATGCAAGATACGGCGATGACAGAGCTAACAGACAAGCATGGTTTGATGATATTGCATCAGCTAGAAAAAATGCACTTGATATTATTAATAGATTACTTGTATCAGTAAACGTATACAATGACTTTAAAACTAAATTCTTTCAATCAATTATCGACAATGGTATTCCTAATGATACATGGGAATGGACAGATTATATAGAACCAGAACATAATTTTTCTAACACATATACAAAAAATGTTACGAATATAGAAGAATTAGAATCACTTAATACAGACGAATACCAAACAGCTAGAATTGAAATATTTAATGATGACAATGTTGATAGAACTGAATTCTATAGATACACAACAACTGGTTGGGTTTTAAGTAAAAAACGCAACGCAACTATTAACTGGATTGAAGAACGTCTTGCTAAATCTTATACCTGGGATATGGAACCATGGGATAGTGTAAACTGGAGCAGTGAAGCTATTGCTGATTGGTGGAAGGGTATTGTTCAAATACTAAGAGATGTATTATTTGTAAACGAACATACACATAAATTTAATAAGTTCTTCTTTGGAATGATTGACTATGCAATGTCAAGAACTAAACAAGTTGAATGGGCAATGAAAACATCTTATATCAGACTAGAAGTCAAAAGTGATTTCAAAGAAGTCAAAAAATATAAGAAGGATATGCTGTCAACTATTGAAGGATATGTAAATGATGCTAAACCTTTCCATGTTAAAATAAGCGAGACAAGTAGAACATTCAATAAACAAGAAGAGGTTCCGCTTGCAATTACAGAAGAACACAACTCAGCAATTACAATTAAAGCAGATACAAGAGGCACTAACTTTAATGGACTTGTGCTTGATGCAAACAATGAATTAGAAAAAACTGTTACATTAGTTAACAATGGAACAAACACTTATGTAATATCTAAAACTGATGCAGATATGACCGAATGGAATGCAACGTTAGTTAAGGACGGAGTAAGTGAATTAGTATTAGACACTGATTATTTCTTAGTAGATCAAACGATAAGTTTTGCTTCAACACCATTGGGAACTGTTACAGTTACACTTGAATTTACTAATCCAATACAGTTAATAGGTGGCGATAGTCAAACAAACTTTATAGATATAAGTGGGGTAGGCGGATTTGCAATAGTAGATGGCGGAGACAGTTTACAGCCAGAGTATTATACATTAGCAAATAATGGCAACAAAAATATATCAACTGACGCAGATATTAGACCACAAGAAACAGCAATAATTAAAGTGCAAACAAACAGATCAGGGTCAACTGATACAACTGAAACAAGAACATTTGCATATATGCTTGATATAAACAAGTATCAGCATGTATATGGAATGGAAGATGCAAAAACATCTACACTGTCAGCAGATCTTAATATGAGTGACACAGTGTTAGCAGTTGCTGACCCAAGTAAATTTGCAACAGCAGAATTAGTATTAGTTAACAATGAAATAATACAAGTTCAAAACGTTGGCGGTGTAATTTATATTAAAAAACGTGGATTAAATCTAACATTTGCAAACAAACATACAACTGGCACAACCATTACTGATGTTACTGATAATGCATTACATTATGTAACTTCTTCAGCAGATAAAAGGTTTAATGACGATAACACAACAATTTTAGATAGTTCAACCTCAGCAGAAGCTATTATGTTGAACGGAATAGGAAAAGGAACTATACTATAAATGCAAAAATACAATTGGCATAAATAGTATATAAGGAGTAGGCGGACAGCAATGAAAAACAATTATAACGAACAATCAAATATTTCAGTAGATGGTCACTGTGTAATTAAAGACATGGACACCGGTGAAGTATTATTAGACAAACATAATGCTATTAACTTTCAAAACTTTGCTTTTGCAGTTTCAAACCTGCTTGCAAACAAATCAGTGAATGGTGAGCAGTTCTTCATTGAAGAGATGGCGTTTGGAAAAGGCGGCACTCTTATTGATGCTAATGGTAATATCACTTATAGAAATCCACAAGTAGATGGTGTGCATGGCGCATTATACGAACCATTAGAACAACCAGCAGGAACTAATTTTTCGCTGGCAGTTGACAGTATTGATGTAGTTGATGCAGAAAGTAATCCATATTCAGACATAACAGTAAAAGTTATACTTGATTATAACGAACCTGCATTACAACAAGCATCAGATAATGCAACAGACTTTACAACTAACGATAATTTTGTTATTGATGAGATTGCACTTGTAACAGAAAGCGGATCATTCCTTACACATTTAATTTTTCATCCTATTCAAAAATCTAGCAATAGGAAAATAGAAATTCTGTATTCGCTTAGAATCAGAGCAGGAGTATAAAAAATGGCATACACAATTAACAGACTTAATAAGCTAACAGCTACAGACATAACAGTAGAATACGGCACCCTTAATACAGAAACCGACTTACAACTTGTTGGTAAAGATTATTTTGGATATGGTCAAGCAGTAGCTCAAAACTTTGTAGACCTATTAGAAAATTTTGCAAAAGAAACAACAGAACCAGCTAACGCAACAGCAGGTCAATTATGGTATCATGATGCAGCATCTACACTTAAAGTATATGATGGAGCCAACTGGAATGGAACAACATTCAATCAGAAATCAATTAAAGATACATCAAATAATCCACATGATGTATTTGTAGTTGAATCCGAAGGGACACCAATTGCAGCATTTAGCAATGCTAAATTTACAATTCATGCAAGTGAGTCAGATTACCACAATGCTTTATTTCCAGGTAACGAAATAGAAGTAGGAATAACACTAGGCACAGGCATGAAAATGCACGGAACGGCAACTACAGCAGAATACGCCGACCTTGCAGAACTTTACACAAGTGATGCAGAGTATGAAGCAGGCACAGTTGTTAAAATTGGCGGCGAAGCTGAAGTAACACAAACAACAATTGAATACTGTCCAGAAGTATTTGGTATTATATCAAGTAACCCAGCATACTTAATGAACAGTGGCGCAGAAGGCACCACAGTTCCAGTAGCACTAGAAGGTAGAGTTCCTTGCAAAGTTATTGGCGAAGTTCATAAGGGACAACGTTTAATTGCAAGTGATACACCAGGTGTAGCTAGAGCAGTAACAGATTACGAAAAAGAAGTAGGCATGGATTGGTTCCGTGTAGTGGGCAGAGCATTAGAGAATAAAGACACATTAGGCGTTGGATTAGTTGAAGTAGTAGTTGGGGTAAAGTAATATGCCTGTTAGTGGATTACAAGCTGGTGAGAATATTACTGCCACACAGTTTAACGAGTTAGTTAGCTTATACAATGCTTTCTGGCAAGGCGGCTCATATTCATACGACACAAATCATTCTAGTGAATTTCCTAGAAGAAAAGGCTGGGGACAACCAGCGGTTATACCAACTGTAGCACAATCTACAACAATTACAGCAGAACATACAAATTATTTACTTGCACAGATTAACGCAGGACTATGGCACATTGAAGAAGATGTTGCTTCTCTACAAGTTAAACGTTCATCTTCAACTTCAATATCAGCAACTTTATATACTCAATTAGAGAATGTATACGACAACGTTATAGAACCAAAGAAGTTTAATATAGACCCTTCTTCAAAAAATGTTAATACTGCTATTGTTACTACATCAAACAGTAGCACACCTTGGCCAGACGATTTGTATAGTGAACATAAATTTGTATTCACAGATTACAACAAAGCTAGACACTTTTTTAATAGTGGTGGAGAATTAATTATTGATATGTCTTCTACTGTTGGTGGCACAAACCCACCATCATTGGCATGGAATTCATTCTTTGAAAACTTAGGTATTGTCCGAGTAGGTGCAGAAACTACAACCAATGACGGTGACGGTGAAGGCGATGGACCTTATAGTAGTCTTGGTGGTGCAAAAGGCTTTTATAGTTTAACTGGCGTTGATAATGGAACAACTCCTGTTCTTGCTGATTGGGTAACAGTATACAATGTTGCTGCAGATGATTATGTTGAAAGTGCATATTCTAATGGTGGTTATAATTCACCAGGTGGTATATATTCACAACGAAGATTTCAAATTGAGTTAAGAGGAACTCTTAACACTAATCCAAATCAATTTGAAATACATGTAAAAATAAAACTTACCGAAGACGATGAAGATGGATCATCTATCAATACAAATATTGTAGGTGAGTTTGGATTCTCACAACCATTAAACACACCAGAGCCAAGTGAATCATCAGCACACGATTATTTCTCACCAGCAACTGGTGTAGACTATATATTTACAGAGCGTACCGCTCCACTCATATCTCAAGTAACTCCATGGACGGCTGTTAGCTAACCGTTACAATTACCGACGTCTACGTCGATAATAAATACTTGACAAAACCCCACAATTAGCGTATTATAGTATATAAACTAGGAGAATTTTCTATGGACGAACGTCTTGAGAAAGCGTTAGAGTTTAGTAATTACACTCTAACACTTAATAATCAAAAACGAAATATTAAAAATAGAGTAGCACAATTACAATTAGTGCATCACCAAGCAGGTGTGTTTGTTGCAAATCAAGAAACAATTGCATTTGTAAAGACATTAATTGATCTTGACAAAAGTAAAAATACAGTCTTAATTGATTCAAAAGATAATCCAGTTCAAGTTGCTGACCTAACTGAACTGCTTGATAAATTAGTAGATCAATATATTAGTGCTACACAAGAGTATGATGTTGAATACCAAAAACTACGAAAGTCTAGAAGTATCAAAACAATAATGGATTGGTAATGAGCGAATACAAAGTGCAACCATACAAAGAAGACGAAGGTGTGTGCTTCTTTGTTTATAATAATGAGCATTTAGATTATGTTGATCTGGCAATACTAGCTTCTCGATATGTTAAAGAATATCTTAACTTACCAGTTTGTATAATTACTGATGCTGGAACATATGCATGGATGAAACAGTCACAAGAAGATGAAGTTATCAATGAGTCTTTTGATTATATAAAAATAACAGAAGATGAGTTCAGACCTAATGAGCGTAGACACTATGATAGTCCATGGACAGAATTTAAAGCACAGTTCAGCAATAGCAACAAGCACAAGGTATGGGAATACAGTCCATTTTCAAAAACATTATTACTTGACACTGACTACATTGTAAAAAATAAATTCTTACTACGCAGTATGGCATATGAAGGTGTTGCAATGTTTAACAATGCCATAAGTGCTAGAAATGAGAAACCACACATAAACGAAGTGTTACTATACCCAGGCGGTATTAAGATGTGGTGGAGCACAGTTGTATATTTTGATCGTAGCGACTTTAGTAAAATGTTTTTTGAGCTATGGGCTCATATTGCAGAGAACTATGAGTTCTATCAATTCTTATATAATTTCCCACATAAACTATTTAGAACAGATTATTGTGTAAGTATTGCGGTTCATATACTAAATGGAATGGAAGATGGTGATGCTGTTCATAACTTTGATGACCATCCAATGTATTTTCTATCTCAAAAAGATGATATAGTCGATGTTAATAATCTACAAGATTGGATCTGTCTTGGTAACGACACAAAAGAAGAATGGAAGAACATATTAATTAATCATAAAAATTTAGACTTGCATGTTATGAACAAACGTGCATTATCAAGAATAAAGCCAAAACTTATGGAGTTCTTTAATGAATAGTGAAATTATATCAGAGAACGGTTATGTAATTATAGCAGTTAATCCAATTGAGTTTAGACAAGCACAATGTTGTGCATTTTCAATTAAAAGTAAGATGCCAGATGCTAGTGTAACACTAGTAGTTCCAGACAGCAATAAAGTAGAAAGTTCTTTCCTAACAGGATTTGATGCAGTTGCAGAATTACCATTTAAAAAACATACAACATGTAGACAGAATGATTGGCAGCTATATTGGAGTAGTCCATATGAAAATACAATAGCGATAGATTGCAAGTCATTGGTCAAAGATGATCAAACTAGCATGTGGGATTATTTAATAGATCATTATGATATTGTATTTCCAAACCAAGTCAATGATATTAGAAAAAATAAAATTAATCTAAAATATCAAGACGATTTAGAAAGTGAATACAATTTAAACATAGTTTACGCTAACATGTTCTTCTTTAAAAAGAATAACGTATCACTACGTCATTTTAAATTAGCAGATGTTTATTTTCAATATTGGAAAGACACTTGTGTTAAATTTTTACAGCCTCAACACATACCAGACTTCTTTGATGTTGATGTTATGCACACGCTTGTTGCTACACACACAGGTGACAATGTAGTTGCACATCATAATGTATTACAATACATTGATATGAAAAATAGTGTAGAGTCGGGTGCATTAGGTAAAATAACCAAGTGGACTGATAAGTTAAACATTTGGTCAAGTGCTAATGGAAAAATTAAAATTCAAAACTATGCAATCAATGGAACACTAAGTTACCATGAGAATGAATTCCTAACAGACGAAATATTTAATGAGCAAAGAGACTACTACAGCAACATCACAAAGTAAAACGTGGTATATTCGATTTAATAAAAACTCAGGCAGAATACTGAGTATTGGTCCACGACCATTTGTTACTACAACCGAAGACGAAGAAGTAACAGCATCCACAAATAATGTATGCAAGCATTTAATATCAGGCAAGAAAAAGATTAATAAGTATGCAGTTCATTGGGATCTATTTAATGAGGTTTGGGACATTGATGTAAAAAGTTCAGTGCTAGAATTAAAGACCAAGGGCGAGAAACTAAATCAAGCACTAGAAAGAGATCCAAGTATATGTGATGTATATATTAAAGTTATACGTGCAACTAATACTATCAAGATGGAAATTAATCTAACTACAATTAAACAGTCGTTAAACCTAGGACAAATCAATAGTATCAAACAAGATAACACAAGCATACTAGATCTTTATCTTTGTAGGAAGAATGATCCGGATTATATGATTGGTGTTATTCCAGTTGATGCAATTAAATTAATTAATGAAAGACATCTTTATATACAAGTTCCACCTAATATAACACGTCATATTAATAGTTGGGATGAAATAAGTTTTTTCACTAAGCCTGTGTTTGAATGCTATGGTATTGAATTTAGCGATGTTACAATATCAGCTGCTGATGATAACAACCAGCGGCCGCATCAATATGCAAACATAGGTGAAAACGCACACATAAATATGTATACATTAAATGATAAGTTAATTATTAAGAGCGAAGTCAATCCAGATACAATGTATTACTTTGATAACAAACCTAAGTTAGCATTACATGTATCAGATAAAGAAATTGACAACTATGTCAACACTTTAACATTTAACACTGACAAGTTGCTTAATAATAAGATAGAAATAGATTTGCCAGATAATTGGCCAGCTAATCCTATAATTACATTTAAGAATAAAAAGTTGACAGTAAATTACCACGGAGAAAAGAATGAGTAACATACAAAGTATTAATGAATTTGATATTGTATATATCAGCTACGACGAGCCTAATGCAGATGAGAACTATGCAGACTTGCTAGACAAATGCCCGTGGGCTAAACGTAGTCATGGCGTAGAAGGAAGTGATGCAGCACACAAGGCCGCAGCACAGATGGCAGAGACTGATAGGTTTATTACAATTGATGCAGACAATATTGTACATGATGCTTTCTTTAGTGTTGACGTTGACATGGATAAAATTGGACCCACTGATGTTATTAGTTGGGCAGGCAAGAACATTACCAACGGACTTGTATATGGTAACGGTGGTATCAAGTGT